GCGACCGATTCCAGCAGCTCCTCGGTGGTTTTGGGCTGGCTGCCCGACAGGGCGAGGGTGGACCCGTAGGTCGCTTCCAGGCTGGCGGCGGTCTGCGCGCGCACCCGGTCCAGTTCCTGCTTGCTGGTCGCGGCCAGCTCGGCTGCGGCCAGCAGCGACTGCGACAGGCCGGGCAGGGTCTTCGCCGCTTCCAGATCGCCGGTGCGCGCCGCGCTGGTCGCGGCATTGAACTGGCCCATCAGCTGGGCGAAGCTGCCGCCTTCGCCCGCGCCATTCAGGCCGCGGATGCGGTTCACCTCGTCCATGATGCTGTCACCGACCGAAGACCATGCCTCGCGCAGCTGCTCGGCCGCCTTGGCCGCTTCCTGCGCGTCCTCGATCGCCCAGATCTGCTGCTGGAGCGCGCGGTTGCTCACGTCGAGCTGCGCCAGTTCCAGTTCGCGCAGCGCCGCCGTGTCGCCCTGCAATTCCAGCAGCTTGCGTTCGAGGTCCTGCCGCTCGGCCAGAATGTCGGCGGCTGTTCGCGCGCCGTTCAGCGCCAATTGCAGATCCGCGAAGGCCGGCGCGACCTGTAGCAGCATGGCATAGGTCTCGCGGCCCGCCGCCGTGGTCAGGTCCTGCGCTTCTACCAGAGCGCGGAAGCCCGCCAGCGTGTTCGGCAGGGTGATTCCCATGTGATCGAACGCGCTGGTGAACTGCGCCAGCTTGGCCTGCGCCTGTTCCTCGCGGGTATAGAAGGTCTCGAAATAGCTCTGGGTGGCGCTGGTCAGGTCTTCCAGGCTGTCGAACTGCTCCACCAGCGCCAGCTGCGCCTCGATGCCGATCCCGCCGCCGGCAATGCCCAACTGGTCGAACAGGCCCGTCACGGTCTCCACGGTGGATGCCACGCGCACCAGCGTCTCGAACATGCCTTCGCCGGCCTGCTGGAACTTCTCGAAGCCGGGGAAGGCCGCCGCTGCCATCCGGTCGGCCGCTGCGCCGAACACGGCCGTCAGCTTTTCCTGCAACTCGGTGCCGGTGAGATTGCGGGTGTCGATCTTGCCGATATCGATGACGAAGCCATTCAGGCGCTTCTCGATATCGGAGGTGGCCACCCCGAGCGGCCCGGCTGCTGCGGCAATCGCATCGCTGAAGCCGCGCAGCACCAGCGTGAACTGGTTTTCCAGTTCTGCATCCGCATCGGCATACTGCGTGGAATAGCTGGTCCCCGTTTTCACCCCGAGGAACTTTCGGGTCTTTTTCACATCGGAGTAATAGGACGCGTCGAACCCGCCATTCAGGATATCGGCCAGCGTCTGCGGCCCGGCGAACAGGCCCGATCCCACCACTTCCTTTTTCGACCCGAACAGCGAACCCAGCAGCCCGCCGATGCCCCCGATGATCCCGCCGATGATCGGGATTTTCGTGAACAGCCCGCCGCCGGTGACGAGGCCGGACAGCACCTGTCCCGTGAGGTCGCTCTTGAAGCCCTCGGTGATTCCCAGATCCGCGTTCACATTGCCGGTGCGCAGCACCAGCGATGCGAAGCCGCCAATCTGATTGTCGATCGAACGCAGCGACACCAGCATGTCGCGCGAATGGTTCGCGGTCAGCAGGTCCACCTCGCGCAGCGCATCGATGCTGCGCTTGATGCTCTGGCTCTGCGCCTCGGCATCGCCCAGCGTGGTGCCGCTGCCATCATTGGCAGGGGTCAGCGTATTACCACCGCCTCCGCTGAAGGCGCCGCCCACCGCAACGCCGATCGATGCCAGCGCCGCCACGGTCGCAGCGCCGGCTGCAAGGTTGAGCGGGAAGGGCAGGGATTTGATGGCGTTCACGACCGCTTCTGTCGCACCGGTCGCGATGCGCGCCGCGCCGCTTGCCAGTTTCGCGCCCGTCTCGGCCGCATCCTGCGCGATGGCGCGCACTGACATGGCGAACTCGACCGCGCGGAAAGCCTTCTCGGCCGCCGCCAGCGCCTTGTAGCCGTCGCTGCCCTCGCTGAAGAAGCCCTGCGCGGCCGCCGCCATATCGCCATAGGCGCCGACCTGAAGCGAGGCCGAGCGCAGGGCAAAAAGGGTGTTCTCCCGCTGGATTGCCGCTTCGTCGTTCCCGGCTTCCCGTATGCGGGTTTCGCGCTCCAGCCGGAGACGTTCGTCAGCAGCGTGATAACCGGTCGTGATGGTCAGGAGGCCGCCCAACGCGTTCCCGGCCGAGCCGAACGCATCGGTCATTCCCCGCGCTGCATCGTTCGCGTTGGCGTGGATCACGTCGAACAGATCGGCGGTGAAGCGCAGTTCCTGATTGAAAGCGGCCTGCTGCTGCGCGAGACGCAATTGCCCCTCTGCGATCTCGACCTGCCGCGCGATGTATTCGCTCGCTTCGTCGTCACTGAAATCCGCGGCATCGCGCGTGGCCTGCAACGTCGCGAGGGCGCGAACCCGTGCTTCATCCGTTGCCCCGACCAGCCGCAGTTCTTCTCGCAGCTGGGCCAAGCGGAATTCGCTGCCATCCATAGCTGAGTTGAAAGCGGAGGTTGCTTCAACCGCGCGCTGGCCGTCCCGTGCCTTCTGCTGGTCTTCCAGCGCTTGGGTGGCCTGGCGGATCGCATCCGTATAGCCGCCCTGCTGCGCAATCTGGATCGCGGCGAGCAAGGGCAAATCAGCAAGCTGATCCTGCACAATCTGCGCGGCCCGCTCCGCAGGGACCAGACCTGCCGCGACCATGTCGTTGACGCGCTGCTGAACAGCAATCTGCTGCTGCATCGACGCGGTGTTTTCTGCGGCGGATGATACACGCTGCGCGATCGCCAGCTGAAGTTCGCGTTCTATCGCGACCGCAACATTGCCCTGCTGCTTTATCGCCTTGGATTCGGCAGCAACGCGAGCTTCCGCCAGCATCGCTGCCTCGCCTGAAATTCTATAGGCGTCCGCGAGCGCGTAAAGATTGCGAATTTGCGCTTCGGCTGCATCGCTCTCGCGCCCCAGCCGCTCCAGCCGCCGGGTTTCCCGGGAAGCCGCGCGGTCGCCAGCTTTGTCGGCGCGTTCAGTCTCGCGGATAGCCTCCTGCGCGGCTTCATGCTCGCGAGTGAGCCGGCTGGCCTGCTGAATGTAGGCCTCTTGATCGACCGACCCGGCCACGAACCGGGCGTTGAGCCCTTCCATGGCGCGTTCGAATTTGCCGGTGGCGGCGGCAGCCGCGTCTGTGGCCTCCTCGACACGCCGGGCCATGATGGGAATCGTGGTCTCGCGGACCAGCTTTTCCGCCTTGCCCTGTGCTTCGGTGAGCTGAGCAATCCGCGCGTCGATATCGCTTGCCGACTGACTGAGGGCGAACTGCGCAGAGTCGGCGCCTGTGCCGCTGGTCATGCCCGCCCAGTTGCTCTGCTCCGTCGCGCGCAGGCTCTCCAGAGTGGCAATCGCCGCCTCGCGCTGCGCGCTCGCCAGATCGAGCGCCTTGTTGGCATTGGCGACAGCTTGGAGTTCTGCCTGCCGCGCGGTCTGGATCTGCTTTGCTTGGGCGCGCTCCAGTTCATCAATGGCGGTGATCAACTCGCGCGTGCTCATGGTCTGAAAATCAATGGCATCGGTCAAGTCGAGGCTGGCCTTGCGGGCTTTCTCGGCGGCCTTCTCCTCCTCGAACAGCCCCTTGGTCAGCATGCCGGCGAGCATGATGGCGCCGGTGATAGCAAGGCCCCACGGCCCCATGAAAAACCGCGCTACTGCGCCAGCTTTCCCCTCAACATTGGCGAACTGTCCCGCAAGCTGGGCACCCTGAACAGCAAAGGCGTTGAGCGGATTCGCTCCCATCGAAACCTGAGTGATGAAGTCCTGCACCTGATACGATGCGCCCATCATCGCCTGCCGATGCGCCCCGGCGCTGGTGGTGCCGTGGACCATGCCGGCCTCCAGGGCGTCCAGTTCGGCACTGGCAGCGCGAATGCGGGCGGCAAGCTCGGTGAAACCGCGGCTGTCAGCTGCGACCGCTCGCATCTCGGCCCGCATCCGGCGAACTTCGGAAGCACTCTTGCCGAACACCTCTATCTGGCGGCTCATCTGGCGAACGATGCCCTCGCCGGAACGCTCGACCAGCGCGTTTTCGCGCGCAATGTCGCGCGCGGCACGCGTCGATGCGTTTCCAAAGCTGACCACCTGCGCAACGGCACCACCGAACATGCCGCCGGTGGCCATCTGGATTTTCGCGGTATCGGCCAGGATGGCGGCGGTCGCCCGGTCCATCCCGTCTTCAAGCTGGGACAAGCTCGTAAAGGACGTGCCGAAATCGATCGCGAAGCCGACCTCAAGCGCAGGTGATCCATCGGTCATTCTGCACCTCCTGAATGTAAGCTAACGGTTGACACACGTAAGCCAGTGGCTTACATCATGGTCATGATCAGATCGTTCCGCAGCAAGGCTCTCAAGCGCTACGCAGAGAAGGGCGACCCGTCGAAACTGGCGGTTCAGAATGTGGCCCGGATAAAGCGCATCCTGTCAGCCCTGATGGCGGCGACCACGCCCGAGGAAATGAACCTGCCGGGCTATCGCTTCCACGGGTTGCAGGGCCAGCCCAAGCGCTACGCGGTGGATGCCAGCGGCAATTATCGGATCACATTTGGCTGGGATGGCGAGGAAGCCATCGACGTTGACTTGGAGGATTACCACTGATGTCTGTTCAGCTTCACCCGTCCCTGATTACGCACCCGGGCGAAATCCTGCGGGAGGATGTCCTGCCCGCCGTGGGCAAGCCCAAGGCGGAAATCGCACGCCTGCTCGGCGTATCCCGGCAGACGCTCTACGATATCCTCAACGAGGAGAAGCCGGTCACGCCGCAGATGGCGCTCCGGCTAGCAAAGATGTTCGGCAGCACGCCGGAAATGTGGCTGCGCTTGCAGCAAGGTTATGACATCGCCACGCTGTCATCCGCGATGGCGGACGAATTGGCGGGCATCCCCCATCTAGAAGCCGCGTAAAGGGGGGGCTTATCGCTGAGAGAAACGGAAGCCGCTAGTAGCCGAGCACAGCGTTGGCGTGATCTTCGCCGCGATACACGAAGCAGGTTGCCTTTTCCCGCAAGGCGACACCGTAGCTGTTCTCGGCATCATATTGGATTTTGATAAGAGGGCCTGAACCATCCGATGAAATCCGCTTGTAAGAGGATGGTGATTTCAGCTGGCTCTTGATGGCTTCGTCGCATTTGGCGAGCGAACTGTTACAGCCCGCCAATGCGAAGGCCAACAGAGTTATGAAAATGACCCGCATATAACCCCCCTCGCTTTGACTGCGGCATACAATGCTTATCACCCCAGCACCATTACCAGTCGCTCCATTTCGACATCGCGTTCGCGCTGGGTGACCGGCGCGCGCCATGGTGGCGGGCAATTCTCGTCTTCGGCCTTGCGGCTTTCTGACAGATATTCCGACGACAGGCGCCGGATCAGGCGGGCTTCCCACGGTGGGAGATCAACACCGGTGCGGTTGCACCAGGCATCGATCTCCTGCCAACTAAGCGGCCCAGCCGCCATTCCGGCTGCCTCCGTCAGTCCGATCTCGATGAGGCGGTCGATAATATGCGGCGCGGGATTGGGCGGCATCTGCGGGGTGATGCCGTCCGACTTCATCCGCTCGTGCCGCGAGACCAGTTTCAGGGTCGGCGGCACCTTTCCGTTCGGGAAACGCCGGGGGTCCGGCTTTGGCGTGGCCTGAAGCCACGCCATGAACCGGATATACAGGATCAGCTGCTCACCGAGCCGGGCTTGAACCCGCTCCAGTTTCCCACGAACTTCGCCACCTGCTGGGCGATGAAGCCCAACTTAGGATCGAGATAGAGGGCTTCGAACAATTCCGCGCCCTTCTTGTCGCCGGCGGGCGGATATTCGAAGTTCTCGAATTCGACGGTGACCGTAGCTAGGTCTTCCGCATCTTCCTTGCGGCGCTGCTCCGGGGATGGTGGCGTGATCTTGCCGTCATTGTCCTCACGGCGCTTCAGGGCGCGCTGGGTCTGGCGCGCTTCCACGGCTGCAAAGGCCTTGGTTCCGGGGCCATAGACGTGAATCCGCGCGGGATTGCCGGCCTCGTCATAGAGATAGGCGCCGTCAGCGCCCTTGATGTGGATGGCTGCCGTTTCGAGGACAGCCTGCTTGGAAATATCGAGCATCGTTCATTCCTTTCGTGGAAGGGAGGTGCACCGACCCGGCCGGCCCCACGAAGCGGGCCGGGCCGATGCCTGGTTGCCGGCTGGTGAGCCGGGAAGGGGATCAGGGGGTGACGGGGGCCGCGACCTTCACGACCTTGGTGCTGATGCCGATGGTCGGGTTCGCCATCAGCATCGCATTTGCGGCGCCGACATTCTCGGGGAAGCCGAACACACGCGCCTGGAAGTAGCGGATCGCGCCGTTCGGATAGGTGACCTCGAAGGCATAGAGCTTGTTGGTCTCATCATCCGATGCGGTGCGCAGCAGGGACTGGCCGGCATCGCTGTCATCATAGGCCATAGCCGGGTTCAGAGAGCCGTAGCTGGTGCCGCCCTTGTGCTGCTGCTGCGGTCCGCGAAGCGGCTGGAAGGTGGTCTGTTCGGTCGTGGGACCGAACGGGCCAAGCTGCTCGACCTGTCCGACTTCGGTATAGGTCAGAGCCGCATAACCGGTCTCGTCCTGCGATGCGGGGGTGCCGGCGGAGATGGCGAGCTTCGTGCCCGCCGAGGTCATCGTGCCACTCATTTCAAATTGCTCCATTCAGCGGGCCGGCCATGCCGGCGGGGGTTTTTCGGTTCGGGCCGAAAAAGGGGTTAGGCGGTCTTCGGCGCGCTCTCGCTGCCGGTCTTCGCCTCTTCCTTGGGGGCCTTGTCGCTTACGAGGCCGGCAGCCGCGTAATTGGCATAGGTGCCCTCATCGAGATCGACGGTGCTACCGGCGGTGAACCGGCGCTCGGTGCCGGCGTCGTTGAAATCGCGCAGGATATGCGCCTTCTTGGTCTTGGTGCTCATGGTCTTCTCCTGGGGTTAAGCGGGGGCGTCGTAGGAGACGCGAAAGTCCTGGGTTTTCTCAAAGCTGTTCGCTGGGCCATTCACATCCGGCCCGGTGCCGGCCGTCAGCACGGAGACGCGCTCGAATCCGGCGATGGTGCCGATTTTTCCGGCGCAGGCTTTGCGGACCAGCGGCAGGATATCGTCCTGCTCGGTGTATCTGGCGCTGCGCAGCGTCACGGACACCCGCTCGGTGGTGCGGACCAGCCCGCCGCGGCGCAGATGCTGTTCCTCCACGGTGCTGATCGAGCGCAGCAGCAGGCTGGGGAGGGCGACGTTTTCCGGAAGGCGGCCGGCCTTGATGCTATCGGCTGGCAGCACAGCCATGAGATCTGCATGCGCCTCCAGCAGCGCGCCGATGATCGTCACGCCGCTCATTCATCGTCCTCCGGCACATCGGGGCCGCCCAGACCCTCGCGGGCCAGCCGGGTGTTGATGTAGGTTTGCGCGGCCGCGATGGCCTCGCGCTCCTTCGTGTCCAGCGCCGGGCGCAGGAACGGATAGGGGCGGGCGCCCGGGTGAAAGACGGTCGTGCCCACGAAGTTGCCGCCGATCACCAGCGAGGCATCGCCGCCGGCCTCGCGCAGCTGCTGGTTCATCCGGCCGATGCCGCGTCCTCCGCGCTGGCTGTCATCGACGGTGATGAAGTGGGGATCGGTGCCGTATTCAAGCCACGGGGCGATATGGGAGCCCTTGCCCTTCACCTGCACCTTCGCGATCACGCGGCCCGGCTCCTGCTGCCGGGTGGAAGTCTTGATCGCGCCGCGCACCTCGCTCGAAACTACCCGGTCGCGCGCTTCCTCCGCGATCACCTGCACTGCTGCCCGGGCCGCACCCCGCAGGACCTTCTTTTCAAGCGCCTCCGGGATCTGCTGGAAGAAGCGGCGCACGGCATCGCGCCCCTTGACCTGCGCCATCAGGCGGCGTTGCCCGCCACGCTGTAATCCATGACCATGAACTCCAGTCCGGCGCGGCGGCCCAGCTCAGCCGGGCCGGAGACGATCTGCATCACGCGGTCGCCCATCACGAACCGCATGTCGGCGGCGATGCCGGCCCGCCAGCGCATCCGGACGCGGGCAGGGCGGGAGGCGACGTTGATGCCGCTGTCGAGGCGTTCCGCGCGGCTGGGCAGGGCGTCCTGCACCTCGGCCCACACCTCGGCCACTTTCTCCCAGCTGCCGGAACCGGCGCCCTTGATGCCGGCGGCAGCAACGGGCCGCTCGATGCGGATGCGCCGGTCATACCGGCCAGCGGGCAGCTTCACAGCTGCACCCTCCGGCCGCGTCCGCGACCGAACACGGAATTGCGCAATTCGGCCTCGATCAGCGCCTGCGACACGGTCGGCTCCACGACGAAGCGGAATTCCTCCGGCCCGCGGCGGATCATGGTCTCGCACTCGTGGATAATCCGGTCGAGAGAGGCGATGTTGGACGAGCGGTGCAGGTCGCCGTCCCATTGCTTCTTCAGCGACAGGGCGATCAGCCGCACATCGGAAACGGCCTGCACATCTTTGCGGGTAAGGGCGCCCTGTCCGATCATGCTGCAAGCTCCGGAACGGTGGCGCTGGGGGTAAGCGCGTTGGTGACGGGAATGTTGCTCGCCGTGCCCTGGTTGCCCCATGCCGGCGCATCGCCGTCATAATAGAAGGCGGGCGCAGTGCCGGTTGGCAGATGTCCATTGGCACCGAGATTGACCGGCTTGCCGTCCGCAATGAATTTCGCGCGATTGGCGGGGTTGGACAGGTCCAGCGTCTCACCAATATTGATGAAGAGGTGGCCGATATCACCCACCCACGGGGTATTTCCGGCCACGCTCGCGCCGATGCCCATCCGGGAGAGGATCTGTCCGGCCATATCGACACTGGCAAAGGTCTTGGTGTCGATCAGGGCGCCGTTCACGTAGATCGAGAGGCCGGTTGCGGTCCACGAGACCATGACGTGATACCAGCGGTTCAGTTCGAACGAGGTGTTGCCCATGCCGGCATAGAAGGCCGTGATATCGGAGGACGTGTCGTTATTGAGCCGGAAGGTCATCCGGCCCGAACTGGCGGTGTAGAGGTCGAGGACGGTGGTCGAGCCGACATTGAACTGGAAGACGCGGCGTGCGGCGGCATTCCAGACGCTGTCGCTGCTCCTGATCCACACCGACATGAGGCCATTTGAGCCCGGCGTGATGTTCGGGTCGTTGGCGCTCTGGAAATAGCTGGTGCCATCGAAATGGGCAGCCCGTGCGGCAAAGTCCGCGGCTTCCACCGGGACGGTCAACTCTTCCTGATATGGCCGCACCGCGATGCCCTCCATGGGATAGGTCGCAGAGGCGTCGTAGAACGCCGGCACATGCTCGATCAGCAGCCATTGGTAGAGGGTGTTGTCGCGCGGCTTCTGAAGCGAGGCGGTGGCCTGACCGCGCAGATAGGACAGCGATTCCCCGAAGGCGAACGGCACTTCAGGCGTGACGCGAACCCGGCCTCGCCGTGGATTGCCGCTGCCGGCGTCCACGATCTCGACTGTGCCGCGAAAGGCCGCCGCGCGTTCCGTTCGATCGGTGCGGAACACCGGCCGCCGGTTGCTGTCCGCGCGGGTGATCTCCACGCCGGTGACGGCCTGCTGATGCGGGTGGTCGGCAATGTCTGCTGTGCCGCGCAGCGCCGCCAGCGTGGTCAGGTTGCCGCCATTGGGCAGGTCCACGATCAGATCGGCATAGGTGCCATCCTCCGCGCCCTCGATATCGATGACGGACGGTTCCGCGATCGGCATCCCGCTGGCTCGCAGCAGCCCCAGCGCGATCGGCCAAGCCAACAGTATCTGTCCGTCCGGGTTGTCCGTAACCGGATGAATGCCGCCGCCGAAATAGCTGATATGCGCGGACGGACCGGTGCGGATGCCAACCGATTGCGCCAGCGCATCATCGGCCAGCGCGCGAATATTGGCGCGCCGCGGCTCCACCATGGTCGAACTGCCGGAGGAGAAATTGACGATCTCTTCCGGCGCCTCGGCCGCGCCATGGAACGGCATCGGCGTAAGGACGGTCCAGTCGGTTTCGCCGCGCGCGAACAGCCCGCGTCCCTTCTCCCCTGGCGCGGCGCTGGCATCGTACAGGCAATGGTCGATCCGGCGGGCGTTGACGGTCCCGCCCAGCTCGAAGCGCGAGCCATCGGCATTCGCGCCGAAATAGAATGGCCAGAACGACTGCCGGAAGGTCGCGACCTTGCCGGCGTCGTTGCTGTACCAGCATTCAATCAGGTGCTGCACCGGGCCAAACTCGGCTTCAATCGCATCAGCCACACTGGCGAAGTCGCCCCACAGCCGGCCATCCGATCCATCGGTGCTGTCGTCAGACAGGTCATAGCGGCCGGTGCCCGCCACCGCGCCGTCGCCCAACACGTACATCTTGCCGGGGGTGACGTGCTGAAGGAATGCGGACACCGCCGCCATGGCAGGATTGACCTTGCCGGCCGCGACGGTCGCCGCATTGACTAGCGTGCGAACGGGCGCATTGCCCGATCCGACCTGTGTCCAGACAACCAGATTGCCATCGCCCGGCACGGGCTTGCCAATCTGGTTGTAATTGCCGGCGGGATCGAGCGTGTAGTGCAACTCGGACTGCCCCATGATCATCGCCGTTACGACCTCGCCCACAGGCGGAGGCGCGACGGGGAGGACCGTCCCCATCAACAGCGCTGCGCGGGAAAGGCCGAGACCGAGAGGCATCAGGCGATCAGCCCGACCAGACCGGTGGCAGTGGTGGCGGCGCGGACCTGCGCAGGCGAGACAGGCAGCATCTGCCCGGCTACGACCGGAAATGTCGCATCGACACCGTCCGAACCGCGCAGCACCAGATTGCCGGCGCCGCCGACATAGATCGCGTCGGGCGTGACGCTGAGCGCGGTATTGGCGGGGACGATATCGAAGAAGCGCCGCGCGCTGCCCAGCTTGCCGAGCGCCGCGGTGGCCTCGTCCTGCTTGGCGCTGGTCGGGGAGCCTGCCGGCAGGGCAACCGGAAACCGGTTGTCGGTCGTGACCTCGTTATATTGGCCATCGGGGCCGAAGCCGATCTTGTTGCGGCCGACCTTCACCGGATCGCCGCCGATCGTGACCTCGTCAAAGGCCAGCTTGGTGCCATCGGGAACAGGGGTGGTCACATTGTCAGCCATTGCCGATCCTCTTGCAGGTGAAGGTGAGGACGTGCGCGGTGCGCCTACTGCGGATCACGCTCCACAAATCGTCCTGAAAGCGCAGCTGCTCCCCTTTGCGAGGCGTGCGGATCAGCTGCGCTGCGGAAACGGCGACGGTGGCGAGATCGCTCGGCGCTGAGATGCTCGCCATCTCCGCGATGCCCTCGATCGGCTCGCGGCGACCGTTATTCACATCGATGTTCATTTCTGGGCTACCCTGATCGCGATGGTGCGCTGGTGCTGGCGCGGCGGCGTGCTGTCGGTGGTCGCCGTGAACTCGATCGCGCAGACCGTGCCCGAACCATTCCAGGCGGGTAGGGCGGCGCTGCCCGGCTCCACGCTCACCCAGATGCGCAGGTGGCTGTCATCGATTTCGAGCGGCGCATATGGCGCCTCGGTCATCACGCGGAAGCCGAGCGCCGCGCTTTCCGGCGGCACGGCGAAGGTGATGGTCGCGAACTCCTCGCCCGCTTCCAGAAGCGGCGAGAGATCAATGATGAAATCCACGATATCGGCCGGGTCGATGGTCTCTTTGCCGACCGGGGCGGTTGAGGGGATCATCGCGAGGCCTGCACTGTACGGCCGTCGGGGCCGGGAATGACGATGGTGCGCGAGGCGGGCGTGACGATATCGCCGGGCGTGCCGGGATCGACGGTGGCGCGCTTCAGCATGCCGGTGGCGACAAGGAGGTTCAGCATCGACCGGCCCTCCTATCCCAGCATCGGCTGATAGGCGCCGATCAGCGTCTGAACGCCGAACGGCAGGTCAGACATCGCCTTTTCGGTCGAGGCCTCGCGGTTCAGATAGAAATGCCCGAGGAGCAGGCGCACCGCCGCAATGAGATTGGGGGCGTCATCGGGCGACAGGTGCCCCGCCGCG